AACTCCTCAAAATTTGTAATACTCATAACTCGCTAAATAAATTTTTACTACTTTTTTCAATTTCAGTTTTTGCATATCCAAATTCTTGAATATCTTTTTTACGTTGGATAGTTCTATTTATCCATTCAGTTGCATTTTTATGAAAATCTTTTTTAATTTCAAAACCGTATGCTTTTCTATTTAATTCAATAGCAGCTATTAAAGTTGATCCGCTTCCAGCACAAGGATCAATTACTATATCTCCCTCATCTGTAAAAATTTCAATTAGTTTTTTAAGTAGTTTAACTGGTTTTTGTGTTGGGTGTATTTTTTCCGAGTTTTCGTCACGTTCCCAATCAATGCAGTTAAAAACCATTTTTCCGTTATTGTTAAACTTAGGTAACTTTTCACGATAAAACAAAAGACCATATTCACAATTACCAACAATCTTCATATTTGCTTTTAATACTTGAGCTGAAAAGTTTTTTCTAAATACAAGGTTAATGTAGTTATTCAATCCGTATCGCTTTGCAAGTTCAATCAAATACATTTGTTGATCAAAGGCACAAAACACAATCATAGCTGGTGCCTGTCCTCTTTCTTTTGGCTCTTTCTTTAATAATTTACTGCAAAAGTGCATAAACTCAGCTGGTCTAAAATTTTCATCTGTATCAAAAAACGATTTACCCGCTAATTCGCTTTCTCCGTTTGCGTTATCTCCGTCTTTGTACCATGCTGGATTACTTGCATATGCGTTGTTTCCTAAATTGTAAGGAATATCCGCAATGATTAATTGTGCTTTCTGAATGTTATAAGTTTTAAAATTCTGAAAGTGATCGTTAAATAAATTCATAATATAAGTTTTAATTGTTAATGCAAATATATTTATTCTTTTTAATATAGAATGTTAAATTAATTAAAATTTTCTTTTACCCATTCTCTGAATGCTCTTTGAATATCTATCTGCTGTGCGTTTACTTCCATATCAGTATGCTTCAATATACGTTCGTCATTTTGTCGGATTTCATCCATTAACATATTCGCTTTACGTTTAATGTTTTTTGAAAACACGAACTCCATGTTTAAATCCTCAATGTAATCTGCTAATACTGGTAATACTCCACATAATACCAATAGTTTTTTTTCTGTTTCAATGCTTACTTTCATTTTCTAATTTTTTTACTTTTTGTTTATACTCAATTATTATTTCTTTTAATTCGTCTTTTGTAAACTTTCGTGTTTTTCTTGCCTCAGCTTCTAATTCGTGGTAACTTTCAATTCCGATTTTATGTATTAAGTTTCTTTGATATTCAATAAGGTTCCCACTTAAATACGTATTGCAGTGTTCACATTGTAAATGGCAATTCCTTTCGTCAAATCGAACATTCCAATGGTTATTTGCGTTAAAAAAATGTCCGCAATTTCGCTTTAATGGTGGCTTTTGGCATGATATACAAACTTGTCCTTTATCCCTTAACCGTATGAACTTATTGAAAATGATTTGAGTCATTTTAACGTAGTCCTGGATTGTTTCTAAATCCTGTTGCATCTTTTGCTTTTTTTCTTTCCATTGTTTTGCCTTTTCGGATTCAACCCAAACACGAACGCATTCAGGTTCTAAACAAAATTTTTGATTAAACCTAACAACTTCAAATTTGTTCTTACAATTCTTACAACGTGGCATCTTTAAAGTTAATTTGTGATTGTAAATCTTTGTTTTTAAACTTTTCCTCAATAAGTAATTTTTCAAGTCGAAAATTTTGTTGAAGTGCTGCTCTTAGTTCTTTTTCCATAGCATCGTAACTAATTTTTACTTGTTGTAAGTCTACTAAGCTACGTTCCATTGAATTAATTAAATCTGTTCTTGTTCCGTGTTTTTCTTTAATCTCCTCAAGGCTTATTTTAATCTTTAAATAAGTAGTATCTAAGTTTACTTTGCCTGTTATAATAGTCAGTTCGTCCATTTATTCGTGTTTTTGTATGTTATAAGGTTCTAAAAATGTAGGGTAATACCACCAACCACATAAACCAGTTTTTAAATTTTTAATTCCGTATTGTTCAAAATGTAAACCATCTGAAGAAGAAATTATTTCTATAATTTTTGCTAAACGTTTTTCATATTTAGTATTGTTATTTAAATTTCTATAACTTTCAGAAATATCGTAAACCCAAACTAAATCATTTATTTCATATTTAATTGAATTTCTAACACCCTCTATTTCTCCAAATTTATAAGTTAATTTTAATCCTTCATTTTTAATAATTAAAAAGGTATATCGTTATTTTTCATCTTTTCGCTAAACGAAAGTAATTCTTTTCCGTTTACTATATCTGGTTCTTGTTTTGGTATTTTAGTTGGAAAACTATTTGATATTGGTTTCGTGTTTCTTTGTGCGTAAACTTTACGACCAAAATTATCAATCATGTAATACTGATATTTTTCAATATCTAAATACATTTTGTAAGTTCCGTTTTTTGATACTCCTTTCGGTTTACTTTTAGCTACTTTCAAATGTACTTCATTAATTTCATATACATTATTATCACTATCTGTCAATCCAGTTGGTGGTCTCCAAGGAATTAAAACTGATAAACCTTTACGGAACCATACTTGCCCTCCAGCAAAATCTCGGGCAGTTGGCATTGGATAAAATGTATGTTCATTTCTTGTTATTGGTGCCTGGTCCCGAACGTGATTAATAATACAGTTATGTCGGTTTGTTTTACGTGCGTTTTTTCGTGCCAACCCTAAAATTCTACTAAGGTATTTATCTTCTCTGCCTAAGTCTGAATGAATATAGTTTTCAGTTAACTCATTCCAGGGGTCAATTGTTGTAGTGTGAATGTTTATTTCGTATTTACGTTCAATCTCATCAACCATTTCATAAAACTTTTCAAGTGTTAAATCCTCATCAATCGGGTCAATTACTATAAAATGCTCATTAATAAAATTTTCTGCTATTGTTTGCTCCGATAAACTCATTGTGTTTTCGTGTTTTGCGTATGGTTTACCGATATACTTATAACAAAGTTCGGAGAATATCTCAGCTGAACTTCCAGTCTCAGGAGAAAATATAACATGATTCCAATTGTGTAAACATGAAAGATTAATTAAAAACTCAAACCAAAGTTCTGTTTTACCACTTGCCGGAGCTGCTCCGATATACGTTGTGCATCCCTCTTTGATTGTATATGGTAATAAATCCCAATCCCAACCAACTGATTTACCTTTTACGTTTAATTCGTTTCGTATTGCGAATAGTTCGCTTGAAACTTCTTGAAGTCGTTTAAACATTATTCGTGTATTATTTGAGGTGTATAACTATTACCGTTATCTGTAACATCAAATCCGTATTTATCTATTACATCAGTTCTACTAAAAAATTCAGGAGTACAATACTGGTAATTTTTTTCCTTATGGTATTGATTAGATTTGCAATTTATAATTGCATTCATAACTTGATTTTTTGTATACCCTTGTTTTAATAATGATGAATACTTAGATTTTACTTTATCATTAAAAACTTGAAATTTTCTATTGAAAGTAACATTAATAAATTGAAGCAATGCTTCATAATCTATTTTCTCTTTTACTTTCTCTTCTTCTTTCTCTTCTTCTTTCTCTTCTTCTTGTTGGGTAGGGTCTACATAAGCCCCTTGCGTACCCCCTTGCCAAGGGTCTTCATTAGGGTATCTTTTACTCATTTGAGAAATATAGCCATCTATTTGTTTATCAATAGAATGCTTTTGAGAAAGGTAAGCAAATTTAACCATTCCATTAAGTTCGGTATCTTCATTTGTAAATTGTTTTTTTAATAAAGCATCGTAAAACGCAAGTCTATCTTTGTCGTTTAATTCGTTGGCTACTTCCCAATAGCTACGATAAAAGTTAAATGCTTTTCTCATCTTCTATCAGTGCTATTTGTTTACGTAATTCCTTGCTAAATTTTATCGCTGTTGCTTTATCTAAGCATATAAAATGTTCAACCCCTTGATTCATTTCAATTCCAACATAAATTTCGTGATGAGTATTACAAAGACATCGCAACTCATGTTCGGTTGTTTCAGATTTTACCGAACCATAAAAAATTAATTGTACCATTTTAGGTATAAAGGTTTTCAGAAAACCAGTAAACTTTTAGTCATAAAAAAAACCCTTTAGTGTTCGGGTGCAGCCTACTAACTAAAGAGTTTATAATAATTTCCTTAATTTACCTCTGCACAGGTTTTACAAATATACAACTTATTTTTTAATCAAACTCAAAATTCTTGTAATAATTATTTGATATGTTAACACGTATTCTCCACCGTTTTAATTTACGGTAATCAATCTTTTGCTTTGCGTTGTATATTATCATTACCAATACTTAATTATAAAATGAATAAC